TGCCCAGCACGCCCAGGACGGCCGCCGTGTCCTCCAGCGACATGCCAAGCGACTTGGCCACCGGGCCGGCGTACTTCAGCGATTCGCCCAGGCCCTCGACCGTGTTGAAGGTGGAGTTGGCGGCCTTTGTCAGCACGTCGGCCGCCCTGGTGGCCTCCGTGGCCCCTAGGCCGAACTGCCGCAGTGTTGCCGCCATGATGCCCGACGCCAGCGTGGCATCGGTGCCGGTGGCCCGGGCGAGGTCCAGCACCGCCCCGGTCATGGCCTCGATCTCGTCCGGCCGAAAGCCGGCCCGGCCCAACTCGGTCATCAGGTTGGCCACCTGGACCGCCGTGAACGACGTCGTCGCCCCGAGCTCGCGGGCCTTGTCGTTGAGGCTCTGGAGGGCCGAGCCGCTCGCCCCCGACACGGCGGCCGTCGCGCGGATCGCGTCGTCAAACGTCGCAAACTGCCGGGTCGCCAAGGCCAGCGGAGCCGTGAGCGCCGCCCCGAACGCGGTCATCCGGGTGCCGAGGCTGGAGAGCTGGCTGCCGATCTTGCCGATGTGTTTGTTTAAGTCCTGGAGCGACTTGAACAGCCGGCGGGGATCGGCCCCGATCTCGACGAAGACTTGCCCGCCCCTGACCCTGCTCATTTGGTGTCTACCTCATGCCAGTTGGGGCCGAGCAGCTTCTGGATCTCTTCGGGCGTGGCCTGGCGGCCGCGCGGCTTCTTGGTGAACGGGTTCAGCTTGCGGGGATCGACCGAGGGCGCGTGCTTCGCCCGGTTGATGTTTGCGGTTTGGGCGAGGAGGTTGGCGGTGTGCCACCAGTCCATTTCGAGGCGGGCCTGTCGGGCGGCGAGGAGTCCGCGGAGGGTCCACTCGCCGGGGTGACATCCGAGGATGCCGGCACACTCCCAGATGGTGTCCCAGACCGTGCGAGGAGCTCCTCGACCGTCGTCGTTTCGAGCTGGGCCTCCGCCTGCCCCATGAGCGTCGCCGCCATCTCGCGGACCTTTGCGACCATGAGTCCGACCATCTTGCGGAGGCCCGGCGGGAAAAAATCGACGAGCTCCGATTCGAGGGCCTGCTGGGCCGCCTCGAGCGAGTCGCCCCGCAGGCCGTCCAGAAACTGCTCCTTCGAGAGCTTGCGGTCCTCGACCTGGGCCCGGCAGATGGCGTAGAGGATCTCGCCGATCTTGCCGTAGTTGCTGCGCAGCACCTCAAGCGTGCGGTTGATGTTGCCGGCGTCGATCAGGTCGAACGGCACTTGGCGGGTCTGCCGCGTCACGCTGCCGTCGGGCTGGTCCACGTCCTCGGTAACGTCGATCTGGACGAGGCCGCGGACCCGCTCGGCGGAGGCGACCGTCAAGGCCACCATCCACGGCCGGCCCTGGTCGTCCCGAAACTCTTTCATCGTAAGCCGCTCCTGGTCATGCGGGCCTCGACTTGCCACACCACCACGCCGTCGATGCCCATCTGCTGCGTGATGTTCGTGATCACCGCCTGAAACGACCAGTTGCCCGGCGAGACGGTCACGGTGGCGTCGGTGCCGTTGTTGAGGCCGGTGAACAGATTCTGCACCCCGGCGTCGTCGATCACCTCCATGGACAAGGTGGCGTCCTTGCCGGTCTGGTAGACCGTCACGTCACGGCTGCCGTACTCGTCCACGTCGATCGTCCGGGCGGCGCTCGACACGCTGACGTTGGTGACGCCGACGATCGAGCCGCCGACCGTCACCGAACCGTCTTTGCCCAGCGTGATCGCCACGGGGTCAGGCCTCCCGGGCGGTCACGGTGAACGTCACCGCTCCGTCAATGCCGATGTTCTCGGTCACGCCCATGACGATGTAACCGTTCGTGCCGGTGTTCGTCTCCAACTTGGCGATCAGGCCGGTGGCGTCGTGGCACTCGATCTCCCACGTCTTGCTGGTCAGCCCCGCCTTGTAGGCCCGGTAGCCGGGATTGCCGGTCGTGCCGCCCATGTTCGTGCGGTTGGTGACATCGACGACCTCCTTCTCCTCGGTCAGCGTGGCCGAGATGATGTCGTTGCCGAACGGAGGAGCGCTGCCGTCCTTGCCAAGCGTGATCGCCATGTGTGTGGTTCCCCTCGGTGGTTACGATTGATCGTGGTTGCGGCTGGCCGAGACGGTGAAGGTCTTGATCCCGTCGATCGGGTCGGCCTCCGCCACGCTCGTCACGACGTACTTGACGTTGCCGGTGTCGGTGCCAGTCAGCGTGAAGGTGTCGCCCTCCGAGACGCCGGGCACGTCCACGCATTCGACCTCGACGGTCTGCTCGATCATCGCCTTGCGGAACTTGCGCGACGTGTCGCCGAGCTTGGTGACATCGACTTCGGCGGCGGTGTTGTTGATCGTGACGGTCCGGGCGTTGTTGACGCCGGTAATCGTGACGTCCTTGCCGAGCGTGACGGCCATGGGTGTCTCCTGTGGGCGGTGGCGCTCACGGTAGCCCGGGCCGGGGGCCGGGCCGCAGGGGGTCTGGCGTCAGGGGCCGGACACGAAGTTGCGGAATGCCTGCGGGATTCTGGGCCGGACCTTGTCGAGCCCCTTGGACATGTAGCGGCCCGGCTTGACCTTGCCGCGGCCGGTCGCAAACTCGCCGGCCTTCGACTTGCGGCCGGTCTGAGCGTCCTTCCGCATGACGACGTAGGCCTCGGGGTTGCGACCCCGCATGAATCGGCCTCGCTTGTTGCGGCGTTGTGAGCCTGTTTTGCGGCCCATGCTCGGGGGAATCTTGTGGCCGCCGGCTTTTTCGTTGAGCTGCTCGAGCGGCCGCCGCGACAGGTACTGGTAGACGACCGGCCGCGACCCGCCGAACTCTTGGATCCTGTTGAGCCAGACGACCTTTGCCTCGTTTGGCCCGATGACAACCGAGCCTTTCCGGTCGTCCCGGTCGTAGAAAATGCTGTGCTTCAGGAAGCCCTTGGCGGCCCGGCCGCGGCCTGTTTTCCAGCTTGTCACCCGGTCAGACATGGGCGGCCGGAACGTGATGTCCAGCACCGGATACCCGTTTCGCTCGCCGACCTGACGCCACTTAGGCTTTGCCTTCGGATCCCGGTTGGAAAACTGCTTGCGGGCCGACTTCATCGTGAACGAGCCAATCCTGTCCAGGCTCTTGTTCCGCCCGGCCTGATACCGCTTCTTAACGTGGGCCGTGTTGACCTTGCCCCGCACCCGCACCGTCGTCTTCATGGCCGCCCCCTTACGTCCGGTGGACGCGATAGGTGGCCGTGATCACGGCCCGCCAGACGTTGCGATCCTGGAGGCCCTCGTCGGGGTTCAGGTTCACCTCCACCTCCATCGGGCTCGTCACGCCCGTGGGCCAGGTGACCCCCGGATCCCAGGTGTGCTGCCGGATGGCGTCGACCATCTCCTCGGCCAGGGCGAGCGTCTCGTCGGCGAGCTGCTCCGTCGGGGCGTGGCGGCCGACGAACACGATGATCCCGTAGTCGTATTGCCAGTGGGTGCGGTCGGCCCGGGTCGTCTCGATCCCGCCGGGCATCACGGCCACCACGGGCTCGGCCATGTCCTCGATGTCGTAGCTGGGCCAGTTCTGCCGCACGACCGAGGGCGTGAGCGAAAACGTGTAGGCGTCGAGGCTGTCGGCCAGGGCGTCGGCGATCTCGCGGGCACGGCTCACGCGGCGGCCTCCAGGGCAGTGCGAATCTCGGCCAGATTCCCCGCCAGCCGCGGGTCACCCGGGCATCGTGCCACGGCCAGCTCGGCGAGCTGCAGGGCCTCTGGCCGCTTGCCCAGCCGCCAGGCCGCGATCGCGCCCACGTCCGCAGCCCGGGCGGGCACGTTGGGATCGGTGGCATGCGACAGCGGGCCCGGTGCCGCGAGGGCCGCCTGGGCGAAGCCGTAGCACTCCAGCCAGTTCTCCTGCGTGTACCGGACGAACGCCAGCCGCTCCCAGGCGTCGGGCTCCCAGGTCGCCTCCTTGGCCGCCCGGTGCAGGTGCGACTCGTCGCCGGTCAGCCGGTGCATGGCCCGGTAGGCGTAACTCCGCTCCGACGCCGAGCCGCCCGCCATGCTCAAATACTTTGCAAACTGTGCCCCCGCTTCGGGCAGCCCGGCGTATTCGCACTCGCGGGCCAGATACCACCGCATCCGGGCATCGTGCGGCGCTTCGGCAACCGCGATCCGCAGCAGCTCGAGGTCGGTGCCGTGCTTCTTGCCGGGCTCGCGGTAGTGCCAGATCTCCAGCCCCTCGGCCACGGCCACATGCCGATCGCCGTGCCAGCAGGAAAGGCCCTCGTGGGTGGCCCCCGTCCACCGGTAGCCCCGCCGGGCATGGACGCGGTCGCACTGGAACACGAGCCCCGGCACGCCCCCGGGATGGTCGGCCCAGCTCCAGACATACCTATACCGCAGGTTGTTGATCTGGCCCGTCCAGGCCCGCTCGATCGCCGCCCGCCAGCCGGGCTGCAGCCGCTCGTCGAGGTCGAGGCGGATGCACACGTCCACGTCGGCAGGCAGGTGATAGAGCGAGAGGTTGTGGGCGTCGTCCCACCGCCACGGGACCACGTTGCCGGTGGCCACTGTGACGCCGGCCGCCTTGAGCCGCTGGACGGTGGTGTCGGTCGAGCCGGTGTCGGTGACGACCAGGACGTCGGCGTCGGCGGCCGACTCGGCCCAGTCGAAAACATGCCGCTCCTCGTTCTTGGCGAGCGCGTAGACGCCGATTTTCACAGGACGTACTCCTTCGCGTTGCCGACGGTGTAGTAGACGAGCGACTCGTGCAGGCGGATCACGGGCGAGCGCCGGCCGGCCCGCCGCCAGTAGTCGTAGTCCTCCCCGAATCCCGACGGGTTCTGCTGGCCCAGTTCGCAGGCCAGGCGGGCTCGCAGGATCGCCGAGGAGTTGATGACCGGGTTGAACTCGGCCAGGCAGGCCGTGACGTCGCAGCAGTCGTGGGCGAGCTGCCGGCCTTGCCGGGGGTGGTGGGTGCCGTCCAGCCGTCCGTCCGGCCGGCGGTTGATCGCGTTGGTGCAGAACACCTGAGCGTTTTTGAAGGCGGCCGCCGCGCCAAACTGCGTGGCCATCTTGGTCGGCAACCATTCGTCATCGTCGTCGAGAAACGCCACCCAGTCGGGCCCGCTGCAGCGATAGATCACGTCCAGAGCCGTGTTTCGCACCGCGCCCACGGCGAATCCGGCCAGTTGCTCCTCCTGGCTGCACACCGGCCGGCGGATCATGGTCAGCCGGGCGTCGTTGACGATCTCGGCCAGCCACTCGTAGCGGCGGTCAGTCGAGGCGTCGTCCACCACGATCACCTCGGCCGGCGGCTGCGTCTGGCCGAGGGCCGAGCGGACCGCCCGCAGGCAGTCGAGGTAGCGGTTGCGGGTCGGGATCACGACGACGTAGTCGTTCATCAGCAGCTCCGGTAGGCGAAGAGGCTGGCGTCGTGGTTGGCCGGCCAGACGGCGAACCGGTCCGGGTGGGCCCGGATGACGGCGGCCCAGGTGTTGACCTCCCAGGTCGCGCGGCCCGTCGCGTGGAGGGCCGAGAGGGCGTGGTAGCGGACGGCAGCGTCAAACCATGCGGCACCGGCGGCCGGCATCACGACCACGCCGCCGGCGGCGTACCAGGCCGGCCGGGTCGGGCACACGTCGGCCGGGATCGGCCCGGGCCAGATCCCGGGCAGGCAGATCCGCTGGGGCGGGTCGGCGGCCACCCGCTCGTAAAACTCCACGATCTGGCGGTCGGTCAGGCCGCAGGGCAGGTGGAAGATGCCGAAGTCGATCCAGATCACGGGATCGCTGTGCCGGGCCGCCTCGGCGAGCCAGGCGGATTTCTGGTGTTGGACGGTGACGTACTCGGCGGTGTCCTTGGCATCGCCGGGCACGGGGGCCACCGCGCCGCGGGCGGGCTCCCGCATCCAGCAGGCGTCGAGGCTGGCCGGCCGGACGTCGACCGTGGCGGGGGCGTCCAGCTCGTCGGCGGGCCCGTCGTAGAAGCAGACCATGGGCAGGCCGAGGCCGAGCAGCCGGCGGCCCAGCTCGAGGTAGCGGTCGTGCCGGCGGTGCCCGCTGTTCAAGCGGACGTAACCGGTGACAAGAGTCGCCACGCATCGTCCTCCGTGATGCTGACCAGCCAGGCCTCGGCGTCCCGCACGCCGAAGGAAATCACCAGCCGGTCGCCTTGCCGGGCCATGCCCGCCACAAACTCGATCGTTCGCGATTCGCGAAACGCGAACGGCGGCGACAGCCCGCTGATCCGCAGGGCGGCGTCAAACGCGACCAGGCGGTGCTCGTAGCAGCGGCGGCCGTCCAGGGCCGCCACCTCGTGGATCACGGCCAGCCACCCGTCGCGGGAGCGGACCAGCTGCGAGCCGCCGCGGAACTCGCTGGCGATGGCCGGTGCGGCCGACCGCTGCACGAGCTGCCAGCCGCCGGCCAGGTTGGGATCGGCGTCCACGGTGACCGTGTGGCCGCCGTGGCTGGCCGCGTACAGCCAGCCGCCGCGGCCCTCGATCGGCATCCAGTTCTTTTCGTGCATCTGGACGTCGATGCCGTCGAGCACCTTCAAGCCGGTGACCGTGGCCGTGGTGAGGTCGAGGTCGCCCGTGGCGATCCGGCACCGGCCGTCGAAGGGCGAGACGTTTCGCACCGTGGCCGACACGCCTATACCTGTTTTGGTATAGAGCAGCCGGCAGTCCTCCAGGCCGTCGACGGGATACTCGGTCTGCGGATAGTCGCAGGCGATCCGCCGGCGCGAGACCGGCAGCAGGTCGGGCCCGAACCGCACCAGCAGGTTCTCGGTACGGATCCGGCCGGCATCCTCGTCGGGCATGACGTACCGCCCATCGACGATCGCGTAGTTGCTGGACCGCACGATCCCCAGCAGGTCGCCGGCGTGGTTGATCAGGGCCGGGTTGAAGAGCGACCAGCCTTCGTGGGCCGGCTCCACGTCGACCCGCTGAAAGGTGGCGTCGGCCAGCTCGTCGAGCGTGGGCGTGTACCAGAGCCTGGTGGAGCGGGTGTGCATGCCGACCTCCGGGGCCAGCCCGGGAATCGCCAGGATGCGTTCACACGCCCGCCGGCCGGCGTCGATCTCGCCGGCGTAATAGCAGTGGGTGGCCAGGGCCTGGAGGTGCTCGAGCATCCCGGCGATTGTCCGGGGCGGCGGGCCAGACCCGGAGGGGGTCGGCTACACCTCAAGCAACTCCGCCGGGATCATCGCCCGAATCGCCTCTGCCAGCCCCCGCCCTTCGTCGGTGGGCTCGCCGTGCTGGATCAGGCTTCGGCAGTGCTGGTCGATCTGCCAGAGGGCGGCGAGGGCGGCGCGGCCCAGCCGGGCGGCGTCGTACTCGCCCTGGTCGTCGGGGAGTCGGAATCGGAGTGTGCAGATCATGTCACTTTGCGTTAGTTTCTGTGCATTCGCGAACGGCGTCAGCCGGATAATCCGGCGTCTAACGGTGTTAGGCCGCACTGAGTGCGGCTCAATTGCATGGTTCTCACTTCCCGATCACCTTACGGAGCGTGTCGGCATCGCGCCGCCGTTCGCCCTCCAGTTGCTCCAGCCTTTCCCGCAGCACCGAGTTCTGCCCACGCAGCCGCCATATCTCCTCAACCAGCGGGTCAGATCCTGTTGCCCAGTGCATCAACCAAGCCGACCCAAAGAACGACGCCGGAATGAGTACGGCCAGAGAAAACCACGCATACCAAGGCATTTCGTTGGGCATTTTTCGTATCACATACGACATGATTTAGGTCGGCCCCGACCCGCCTACATCAGCGACCCCAGCGGCGCTAAGGCGTTCTACGGGATCAGGGCCGACGTTATTGCGACAACCGCAGCCATCACAATCATGAATAGAAGCCATCGCGACATTCCAGGCTCGCCGTCAACATGGCCGCAATCATGGCAGATGTCGCTCATCGGCCCCATAAAACCATTGCATCTCGGACACGGCATTTCACTGCTCCTTTACGTTGAGAACCAACGGATGCAGCGGACTCGCGATACCGCCGTCTGGTTGTAGTTTCGTCAGCGGTCGCGAGCCGCTGATCCTTGGCGTTCTCACTTCGTCCGTTCCAAGAGACGTTCCAGCACCTCGTCGGCAGCGCTATGGAGCCGACTCATCTTGTAATCCTCAAACACAGAGCGAGCAAGTCCGATGGCCGTCCGCTCCTCGTCGGTGAGCGTGGGCGAGCCAAGCCGCACCACAGTCCCACCGACCATCGCGGCCTCGCTCGTCGCGTCGCTCTCCAGAAACCATAGCGAGTGCTGAACGCCTTCGTCGTCGATCACGGCGTAGGCCACCACCTGAGAACCACGCGATGGAATGGACTGCTCATTCTCGTCTGTCATGTGTCATGCTCCTGTGTTCGATGCCGCTGATCGCAATCGTTCTGGCTCAATCCAATCCGCTCATGTCGGGGTTGGCCTGTCGGCCGTACCATGCCTCACGCTCCTGCATCGACCGATTCCACGCGAGAAGGCAGTCGGTGAGATACCTTGCGAGGATGAAGTCTGGTGTGCCGCTCGCGCTCTCCATGGTGTACCTGTTGAGCAGGTCGGAAAGTTCTGCGGTGAACCCTGCGGATCCGCCGCCAGAACCACGCGATGCAGCGGACATCTCATTCACCTCGTCTGTCATGGTCGCTCCTGCGTTCGATGCCGCTGATCGCTGGTGTTCTGTGGCTACCTGTCGGCTTGTGGCGGGGCCGGGAGCGGCATCCAGTGGGTCGGCTCGTAGTCATATGCGGGATCGCTCTCGCGAGCACACGGACACGACCACTCTCCGCTGGATACGTTGAACGACAGCATGGCGATTGCGTCGTCGGCTGGCACTCGCGGATCATAGGCGAGCACCGCCTGGCAGTCAGGAGGTCTCTGCTCCGCCACCGGAATCCAATCCGGCTCGGTCGCAATCCGAATGATGTCCGCGATGCCCTTCGCCAGCACTTCGCCCACAGAACCACGCGATGGAATGGACTGCTCGGCTTCGTCTTTCATGGTGTCATGCTCCTGTGTTCGCAGCCATTCATCTCTGGCGTTCTCAGCCGTCCACAAACTCCATAGAGATGTCCTGCGACTTCGCCTCGCGGTCGATCTCATCTCGCTCCCACGCCAGATGCTCCTTCGCCTCTTCCGGCGTATCGAACACCATCGGATGCCTCACGCCGGTTGAGCCGCTCGCAAATCGCGTGAGCCGATTCAGATAGTACGTCCACAATCCCCAGCGGTAGGCGAGTTGCCACCACTGCTTGCCGTTGCCGTCCGTGAACTTCGCCAGCGCGTACTTCCGGCTCGGGCAGTAGTCCGTGAGCAGATACGATTTTTCACCAGTTACAACGTCCATTTCGTCTATCTCCTTGCTGCCTCAAGTTCGTCAAGCCTTCGATTGTCGCTTTGCTGGGCTACGATCAGGTTTTGCACAACGACAGCCATTTCCCCAAACCGCCACAGCGCAAGGCCGGCAATGACAATCGCCACCATAGACAGCAGGCGAGAACCAAGCGATCCAGCGGACATCTCATCTACCTCGTCACTCATGGTTGCTCCTGTGTTCGATGCCGCAGATCTCTGGCGTTATGCCTATGCTATCCCCAGCCCATAGATCATGTCGTAAATGTCTTGGTCTTCATAAACGGCGAACTGCTGGTCGTAGTCAAACATACCCCAGCGACCCTCAGTCAAATCGACAGCCGGCGGCTCCCCGTTGCGGCTCTCTGCCAAAAGCGAAGCCTCGTAGAAATCACGCGGCCCGCCGTCGAACGAGATGACTTCGCCTCGCCGGTACAAGCCAGACGTTTGGCACGGCTTCCAGTAGGAAAACACGGTGCCTTCGGGCAGGCTGCAAAACTCTTCAAAGCCAACGATTCGCATCTGCGTCTCCTTGTGATTCAACCCGGCATAACCACGCGATGCAGCGGACGAGCCGCTGATCGCTGGCGTTCTCAGCCCAGCCGTTCCCGCAATCTCCACAGCACAAGCGTCGCTTCCCTCTCCGCATCGCTCTGCGTCAGAAACCTCTCGGCTCGCGTCATGGCGCAGTTGCGGACGACCGCGATGGCGTGCCGCTCCTCGTCGGTGAGCCTCGCTCGCTCCAGCGCATCCGCGAGCCGGTGGATCATGCAGTCCTTGTGCCACATATGGCACCCGCCGCTGTGGGTGCTGACGCGAGCCGCCTGTTGGTCACGCCACTCGCGGTAGTCGGCCAGGATGTCGCTCATTTGTCCATGCTCCAGAATGGCGATCCCGGCGGGTTCGGCGGGCCGCTTTATCGGTGCGGTGCCTGCCCGCCGGGATCGCTGTGCCACTCTTCGGTTCTACCTAGTTTGCTACCTAGTTTTCGTTGACATTACGCAGTTTCGGCCGCCCCAATCGTATCGTATATGATACGAAAAGTGGTGACTTTTTCTTACGGTTGGGGCGTTACTTTCCGTCCTCTAGCGTCAGTCGTCGCGCGTACGGAATCCGCACCGCTGCTCCGTCACGCCAAATAACCACATACCGCGCCGTGATTGTAATCTTCATGCCCGCCATCCTACCGCCGCCGTCCAGCGAGTCTACGCCTGATTTCGCCCCGCCGCCGCCTCGCTCGCGTGGCACGCGAGGTCAGCGACGGCGGGGCCATCTGCCCCCGCACATGGCAGGGCAGTCTACGGCGACCGCCACACGAGGTAGCAGAGGCAGAGCGTTTGGAGGATCGCGCAGAGGAGAAAAATGGTGGCCTCGTCGGTCACGGCGTAGTAGAGCGTCATGTGATGCCCCACTTGGCGAGGAGGTAGGTCTCGACGGCGGAGCGGTTGGCGTCGGACAGCCCACTGTCATACCAAATGATTTCCGCGATATCGCCCTTGAAGAAAACAGTTCCGTTAGGGTTTCCTGGCCGCACAAGCGCGCCGATATTGAGAACGCTTCGCGTCGGAATGTTACGGCCTCCTTGGCCCGTTCCAGTAGCAGTCACAGACTGAGTGCCGATCAAATTGCCGTTTCGATGCGCAGACATTGAGCCGCTTGTGACGCGATGCGTTAGCGCGGCAAAGCCTGTTGTCTCGGTTGTTTCGGTGATGCTAGTATTGCTGCCGCCGAAAACAAAATGATTCCGAGCCGGGCTTGCGCCGTTGCGACGTAATGCAATCAGTCCATAGTCATCGTTGTCGCCCGGAATTGTCCACGTTAGCATCCAGCGATCTGCTGTCTCGTCGGATTTGGCGACAACAAAGCCGGTAAACCCGGTGGCATTGAAGAAGCTAAACGAGTCTCGCTGCATGAAATCATTACTACCGTCAAACCGCAGCACATCCAGCCCGCCTTGAATCGCCGTCTTGCGTGCAGGCCGACTGCCGCTCGTCGCTTGCGTCATGTGCCGCGAGTTTCCAGACTTGTCCTCCCACCGCGCTACGCCGCCATCCGCCGCAACGAGCGAGCCGCCGCTGGTGGCATCGTAAAGCGTGCTGGCGTCGGAAGCGTCGAGCCACAGTTGCAGGCCGGAACCGACGCCGCCCGGAGCAGCAAGGGGCCACGTCCCCGCCCGCTTGAGAGCCTCGGCCTCCCTGAGACTCCACACCCCGCTCGCCGCAGAGTTCAACGCCGCCGCCGCCGGCACGCGATTGAAGCCGATGTAACCGCCTCTTGCCCGACTCATGCCTCACCTCCTGCACTCGCCGCAGCCCGGGCCGCACCATACGCGAGCATCAACTGCTCGAACTCTTGGAACGTCAGCGTGTGCCGCTCGCCCGCCATGTCGCTCACGACGATGGGCTGGTCGATGCCGAGCTGGGCTGCCCTCGCAGCGAGGACATACAGCCCCGTGAGCAACGCCACGCGGTCGGCCGTCCAGCCAAGCCGCCAGCCTCCCGGCGTCAGGAAGCCCGCCTCCTCCCAGGTCGGCTCGGGGGGCGGCGGGAACAGCCGATCAAGGTCGGCCTGCGTCAGCGTTGATCGCGTCCAGCCGGTGGCGGCGAGCACGAATTGGTCGAGCGACCACTGGCTCGGGTCGGTGCGGGTCGTGCCGTCGGGCAGGTGGACGCGGTGCGGGAGGCTCAGGTGAGCCACGCCGCTGGCGTCGCGCCAGCAGGGATCGTTGAGGGCGGGCATCAGGTGATCTCTTCGTACGACACGTTGATCTGGATGTCGCCGGCGGCCGAGGCCTGGCACTTGAGCGCCACGTTTTCGGTGACGTAGAGCGGGTAGTTGCGGTCCACGAGGATCAGGCTCGCGTCGGCCGGCACCGCGATCGTGCTGCGGAGTTTTGTGCTGCCCACCTCGAGCGTGATGTCGGCGGCGTTCGTGCCGTCGATGTTGTCGGCCGTCAGCGACACGATCCGCAGCACCGCCCCGGTCGGGCAGGTCAGCACGCCCGTGGAGTTGGTGCCCGCGGTCAGGCTGTGAAACTTCGCCTCCACCTTCGTGGGGCCGTTGAGATCGGGGCCGGGCATGTCACACGCTCCAGTGATAGACGGGGTCGGAAATCTCTTCGAGCCACAGCGACCGGGCCGCCACCGGCGGCTCGGGCTGCGGGTGCCACTTGCGGATCAGGTACTGCTCCAGCCGCCACCGCTCGAGGTCGGAGAGCACGCGCGGGTAGACGATCATCTCGGCGACAAAGCCGTTCAGCCCTTGAAGCAGCGACGGCTCGAACGCGCCGAGCAGGAACACATTGCTGTCCGTGTCCTGGGTAGCCCCCGGCGTCTGGAACGCGGCATTCGTGTCTCGCAGCGTCCCGCCGGAGAAAATGCGTGCCTCGGCGTTTTCGTAGTCGATCACGCTGGAGTAGACGTTGGCGTCCCGCACGCTACTGCCCGGATCGTAGATGGCGTAGGCAAAAGCATCAGAATCCAACCGGCGGCCGCGCAAGACGATGCCATTTACGTTTTGGAAAATCGACGCCCGGCTTAGGACATCCCCGCCCACGCTGGCCGAGAAGAACCGCTGGGCCGCCCCCCCTCCCACAACCGAATCGAACTTGCCGACGAGCAGCATCGTGAGCCCCGGCACGTTGCGTGCGAGATTCAGCGTGGCCGCGTTGCCCTCCAAATACTGCGTGCCGTCGAAGTCCAGCACCCTTAGCCCGTTGTAAGTGCGGCTCGCGCCGCTGGGCTGGCTGGCAGCGGTTGCCTGCGTGAAATGCCGCCCGCGGCCGGAGAGGTCGCGCCACTCGCTCACGCCGTCGCCGTTAAACGTCAGCGACGACCGCACCGACGCGTCGAGCCACAACCCGAGGCCGCGGATGCGGCGCGGCAGCGAAGACCGCGACACCGGACGCATGGTTCTGATTGCGAGCGTCATGCGTCACCGGAGTCGGAGAAGATGGCGTGGAACTCGGCGGCCGACAGCTCCTCGACGTGACCGGCGGCGAGCAGATCGGGCAGCAGCTGGCCCGGCAGGACGTAGTCGCAGTAGGCGGCCGACACCGCCAGATACACCCGCCCCTGCTCGTCGGTGGGCAGCCGATCCACCGGCGGCAGCGTGCGGTCGGTGAGCGTCTCGGGCCGCGGGTAGCCGTAGGCCTGGTCGAGCTGCTCGCCGATCGACGCATAGACGGCGGGAGTCGAGCGGAAGTATCGCGGGGCGGATTTCATACGACTCGCCAGACTCCCGACGTGCTGTCATAAAACAGCAGGGCCGACCCGCCGTTCACCGACAGCTCGTAGTCGCCCTGCCACGGTACGGCGAACTGGGCGTTTGCCAGAGGGCCGGTGGCGTGCTGGAGCAGGATCGGGGCCGTGGCCCCGACGTTGACCACGACCACGGCGGTGCCGTCGGGGGCCGTGGCCCCGAGACCCTGCACGTTCACGCCCGTCGTGCCGGTCACCGCCAGGCGGTGAATGTCGGCGGCCGAGAGGTCGAGGCCGGTCACGGTGCTGCCGGCCTCAAACGCCGTGGGCGTGGCGACCGTGTTCTGGCCGATCGGCCCCGTGGGCCCCGTCACGCTCGGGCCCGTGGCGCCCTGCGCGCCCGTCGCGCCCGCCGGGCCGGTGACATTCGAGGCGGCGCCCGTAGGACCGGTGGCTCCGTCAACACCGATCGTGCCCGCCGGGCCCGTCACGCCCGCCCCCGTGGGCCCGGTGATCCTGAGATCGATGCCCGTGGACCATCCGCCCACCGTCTTGGGGCCGTACAGGATCCCCTCGGGCTTCTGCAGGAACAGATCGTTGAGGTTGCCGATGCCGCCGGTCGGGGCCTCGTTGCCCACGAGCACCGGTGAAGCGCCGCCAGTCGGCAGGACGTAAAACGGCATGGCTACCTCAAGACGTTTGACCGACCTTCAGCCACGATCCCGCCGAGCGGATGTAGAACTCGCCCGTGTCCGGGTTGAACCACGTCGCCCCGGTCGAGCCCGACGCCGGGGCCGACGAGGCCTCGTAGTGCTCGCCCACGCCGGCCGGGCCCGTCGGGCCGGTCACGGCGCAAAACGTCTGCACCGCGTTCATCGTGGCCCGCTTGGTCGCCCCGCCGCTCACGACCGCGATCAGGTCGGGGCCGGTCACGCTCGCGGCCAGGGGCAACGCCGAGATCTTCTTGTTCGCCATCAGAGCACCAGGGGTTGAGCGGTTTCGGTGACGAGCTGGTCACCCGCCTCGGTCAGGAGCAGTTCGACGCCGTCGTCGGTCTGCTTGGTATGCACCCGCACGATCGAGCGGAACGCATCGCCGTAGCGGAACACGGGCACGCCCCGCGGGGCCGAGACCTCGTAGACCAGCTCGAGGTCGCCGGACGTCTCAACGATCAGGTCACCCCGCTTGGGCTCCCCGAACGGCAGGCTCGCGGTCGGGATCAGGAAGTCGCGCGACTCCCAGTTCTCGATCACGCCCTCCTGGCCCTGGGCCTCGAAGTCGCTTCTCCCGATGGTGGCGCTGATCTCGGCCTCGTCGCCGCCCCGCCGGTAGGTGACCGTGGCGGCGGCCGCAGCGTTGAGCTGGGCCGTGAGCCAGGCGGCACCGGCGGCGAGCATGTCGGGCATCGGATCCTCCACACCCGGCAAGCCCCCGGCGGCGCGCGGTAGCGATGGCGCGCCGTCCGGGGGTTGCGGGTAGGTTCACGGGCTGTCGGACTACCGCTCGAGGTAGACGTCGACCGAGGTGGTCTGGGCGGCCGCAGCCGAAACCGCGTAGCCCATCGCCGTGCCGGTCGCGTGGCTCACGGCCACCACGCCCGACGCGGCGTACCAGTAGACGCGCTGCCCGGCCGTCACGGCACCCTCGGTGCCGGTCGCCAGCTTGGGCACGCTCCACACGCCTTGGATCGCCACCGTGCCGACCGCACCGTTCGCGATCGGCCGCGGCGCCACGCCCACCAGCGAGCCGATCACGACCACGTCGCCGGCCGCGATGGCCCCCGACGCGGTGTGCTCGATCAGCCCGCCCTTCTGCTCATAAGCCATTGGATCACCTGCTTTCTGTCGTTGGAGAGGTTGGAGGTCAGATGCCCGGCGGGCTGGGAAGCCCCGGCCCGCCGGGCCACATGGATCACGACACGTCGCCCTTCACGCTGGCGAGGTACTCGGCCTTGGCCACGCCAAAGTCGAAGTAGCCACGCATCTGAACGCCCAGCGTGTTGAAGTCGGCCTCGGCCGTCTCCACGATCGGGCTCTGCACGCCGTTCAAGAACGCCACCTCCATCGCCGGCAGGTCGGCCGGGCTGGCGACGAGGTAGTAGTCCTCCGCGCTGGTCAGGTAGGTCGTGGGGACCACCTGATACCGGCCGGCGAGGACGTTCACGTTGGGCCGCGCCGCCTCGTTGGCACCCTGGCCGATGAGGAGGTTGGTGCCCATGATCTCGGCCGCCGCCAGCTCGATGTCGGCCGGCACCAGGAGGATCCTCGGCTCGACCGCCACCGGGTTGCCGTCGGGATCCTTCAGCTTCCTGAACAGCGTCGTCAGGTTCTTCAGGTTCGCCAGGCTGAGCGCCCCGGCCGTGGTCTTGATGTTGCCACGGGCCGCGGTGTACCAGCTGGAGTGGTTCGCCTGGAACTCCGTCCAGAAGACGTCGTTGAGGCTGAGAGCACCGCCCCGGCCGATCCGCTGCGGGACCGCGGTCAGGGCACCGAGGTCGTCGTTGATCAGGTCCGTCCGGGTCACGCTGGTCATGATGCCGTAGGTCTCGGCCGAGATCGTCCGGCTCTCGTCGGAGGCCGCGGCGTTCTTCAGCTCGCCACCGTTGGGCACCTTCTTGAACTTGAAGCCGCCGTTGAGCCGGTAGCTCGTCAGCGTCTTGAAGTCGTTCACGCTCCGGGTCGCCGAGATGCTCCGCCAGGCCTGTTCGACCGAGTCGAAACCGGCCAGGAGGAACTTGTTCACCGTCGCCGACAGGATCCCGGCGATCGAGTGGGTCGCCCACGCGGCGGCGAGGATCGGCCGCAGCGTCGACGAGTTGATCCGCGGGCTGCCGTCGTAGCCGTTGGCCACGGCGGCCTGCACCAGCACCGTCTCGAGGCTGATGTCGCGGCGGGCCTTGTCGGCCGCCTCGAGCACCTCGGGACGGTACTTCTTCTCGACGCCGGGCAGGTTGCCCTGCAGGGCGAACGAGGCCTCGATCACCTCGGCGGTCGGGGCCACCGGCGTCACGACGTGCCCGGCCGGAGCCACGGGCCGCTCGTCACGGGTCGACTGCAGCTTCTCCATCTTGTCGAGCCTTTCGGAAACTGCCGTCAGCTTGGCCAGCAGCTCGCTGGTGTCGGCCGAAACGGCGGGGGTGGGGACGGGCTCCACGGCGACCTCCGCCGTGGCCGCCACGACCAAGGTCTCGATGACCTCGTCCGTGGGCTTGGTGGTGGCGTCAGCCGCCATGGTGTTCTCCTCTGCCGCGTCTGCGGCGATGGAAACGGCCGTGCTGCGATCGGCCCCCAAGGTGACGAAAGAGGTCTCCCGCAGCGTGGAGGCCCGAACGATGCGGACAGGACCGGTGACGGTCTGCCCGTTGACGGAGGTAGCCTGGTCTTCGCCGAATCGCAGGTGGCGGCCGACGTCGGCCCCGACGCTGGCCTGCCACTGGTAGCCGGCGGCCGCGAGGGCGAGCACCTGGCGGGCGTTGTCGTTGTCGGCGAGGATCTCGCCCTCCACGATCAGCTGCCCGCCCTGCACGCTCGGCGTGCCCTGGCCGAGGATCGACCCGATGGCGTAGTCGTGGCCGACCACGATCGGCACGGTCTGCGGCAGCGTCATGCCGGCCATGTCGATGATCACGGGCTCCCGGCTCCAGCCCTGCCGGATCGGGGCACCGGTGTAGGCGACGATACGGAACCGCTTCGGGCCGGCCGCGGCCTCGCCGTCGGCAGCCTGCAGAAACTCCACGCCGCCCGAGAATGCGAGTTTGTCGCTCATACCCAGATCTCCTGCACGAGGCCGTCGGAGTCGTCGTCCCAGTCAAGCCATTCGTCGATCACGCGGGCACCTCCTCGAGCTCGTAGGCCGCAGCGGCCGGCTGCGGCGGCGCTTGCTCGGCGAAGTAGTCGCGGATGACCTTCTTCATCTGCTCGGCCACGGCGGAGCGGTGCGGGTCGGCATCGACGCGCCGCAGGCACTCCTCGAGCGAGGTGTTCATGTGGACGTATTCGGGCGACAAGTCGGCCATGGCCTGCCGAAACTCGTCCTTCACCCGCGTGGTGATCACCCAAGTCGTCTCGATGCCGCGGGCCGTTCTGGCCTTCTGGATGATCAGGTCGCGAATGTCGAGGCAGTATTCGATCAGCGGCCGCGTCTGCTGGTGCGGATCGTTGCCGCTGAGCGCCTGCATGATGCGGTCGAAGTCGAAGACGACGTCCCGCGGGCCCTTGTTCTGCTTGACGTAGGTGCTCTTGCCCGACGCCGGGGCACCGTGGACGACGACCGCCTTGACCTTCGCGGCGGGCCGGGCCGCCTCGACCGGGTCTGCACCGTTCTGCGGGGCCGCCGGAGCCGGCTGGCCGGCCGGAGCCATCGACAGGCCCAGCTCGGCCATCAGCTGCCGCTCGGCCGCGATCTGCCGCAGCTCGACGTCCCACCGCTTGCCCTGGCGGGCGTACTCGCTCGCGAGCGTGGTGGTGAGCGTGGCCAGCCGGGTCTGGCAGGCGTTGGCTTCCTTGGCCGGGTCGACGTGATCCTTGCCGTCCCACACCCAGGCCCAGTTCCACTCGCTGAACGGCGGCAGGCCGTCGGGGATCACGCCGGCCAAGCTGGCCTCGTTGACCCAGGCCGCCAGCACGCGGTCGAGGCAGATCCGCTCGAGGTGGTCGCGGTCCACCCGCTGGTTCATGGCATAGACCTGGTGGTCCATGCGGCCGCTGGCGTAGTTGTACGACGAGCTGTCGAGGGCGGCGACGTTGTAGGGGAGCTGCAAGCAGCGGGCGATCTCGTTGAGGATCTCCCGCTTGAAGTCCTTGTAGGTGCTCGTCGGCTGCTCGGCCTTCAGCTGCGAGATGTCCCAGCCCTCGGGCAGCGTCACCAGCGACCGCTTGCGGATTTCCAGCTCCGCGAACGAATCGACTTCGTCCACCTCCGCGGCCGGGGAGTTGCTGTGGATGAACGCCGCGAAGTCGGCGGCGGTTTCGGCGGCCGCGATCACGGCCTCGGTGTAGCGCCGCAGCTGGCCGAACAGCCGCAGGGCCGGGGCCACCTCGGGGTAGCCGCGGTTCTGGCCCGGCCGCACCCGGCGGAACCAGTGGATCATGGCCGCGGCCGGCACCCGATTGAACATCAGGTTGTTGATCCGGTAGTTGCTGCCCGGGTGGAAGTTGAGCACCTGGTAGGACACCACGTTACCCGTGGCGTCGAACTCGATCCCGTCGACCGTGTTGCCCTCGGGCGTGATCGTCTGCGACATCAGCTCGGTGGGCGTGGCCACCATCTCGGCCTCGACCAGGCGGAGGTCGAGCTGCACGCCCGGCAGCCGGGCGTTGTTGATCATCAGGGCGAACGCCTCGCCGTCGGTGACCAGGGCCTCCCGCATCGTCCGCAGCTTGGCCGGCAGGTCGATCAGCGTGCCCCAGTCGTAAAACGCCCGCTCCACGCTCCGGGCGGCATCGACGTCGCCGATGTCGAGCTGCAGCCGGGGGCCGGTGCCGATCAGGTCGCCGGCCAGCGTGGCCGAGATCCCGGCGAGGTAGGAGTTGTTGACCCGCTCGTGGCGGGCCCGGTTCCGCATGATGCGCCGCTTGGCCGGCGACAGGGCCGCATCGGCACTGAATGCGTCGGCCGCGACCCAGTGCTTGTAGTCGTCGCCTTGCTCGGCAGCCTCGAACCGGGCGCGGGTCACCGGAGCCGCCGGCTGGCGGGGCTCTGTCTTGCCGCGAAACAGGTCAAGGAACGCCATCACTGGAATCCGCCGGGAACGATCTGGTTGAACCGCAGGCCGCGGGCCTTGGTCGAGGCCGCCGCCTTGGCCTTCAGGTACTTGTCCGCCTCGATCTGGTCGGGCAGCGGGTGGGCCTCGACCTCGCCGGCGTCGGTGCGGACGCGCTGCGGGTTCTTGGCCGCCGCTTCGATCGCGTCGGTGAGGTCGTCGCTCATGCTGCGACGGTAGGCGATTGCCCCGAGAAACCCGCAGGGGGTCTGGCTACTGGACGCGGTGCCAGTCGTGGGTGTAACGCTGCACGTCCACGAACCCCAGCCGCCTGGCGATCGCCTCGGTAGCCGGTGAAAACACGGCCAGCACCAGGTCGCGGTCGAGCACTCCGGCCGCGGCGAGCGTGGCCGATAGCGCCAAGGCTATACCAGCGCCCCGGTGCCGCTCGTCGGTCCACATCTCCAGCGTCTGCATGTCACGCCACTCGTGGGAGCAAGACCAGGCCAACAATGCCCCGCGGTCATGCCACAGCGCGATCGGCGTGGAGCTCGAGGTCTTGCCGGCCAGCCGGCTGGAGACTTCGGCCTGGAACTCGCTGCCGGGCCACGTCAGCCGAAACTTGATCGCCGTGCAATCGGCAGGCGTCAGGCCGTCGACGGTGGTCAGCGTGATCATTCGCCCATCTTGCGGATTTCGATCCGCTTGCCGGCACCCGGTGTGGGCAGGGCCACCTTGCGGCGTTGCCGGCCGCCCGTGTCCGTGGCCGCCGGGCTCACGCCCGCGATGCTGGCCGAGACCGCCGAGCCGACCAGGCAGTCCCACCAGTGGTTTTCAAACCGGGTGCCCGACAGCTTCCACTCGTCCACCACCCGGCCCCGGGCACTCTCCGTCCGCACCGGGTACTCGTTGGTGAGGTGGTCCCAGAGCATGTCGTGCTCCCCGGCACAGAACACGATCGCCTCGGGGTCGCCCGTGGCCAGCCGCAGCCGCGAGGCCACGAACGTCTTCCAGTAGTTCGTGTCGTAGGTGCAGCTCCGCTGGCCCTGAACTTGGCCGATCCGCCAGTTGAGCCCCAGCCGGTCGCCGCGGGCCTTGCCCTTGTCGTTGAGCGCAGGCGACGAGGCCCCGATGCCGCGGCCGTGGCTGGGCAGGATCACGCCCGCGAACGCTGACCGTTTGGCGAACGTCCGCACCGTGGCGGTGCTCTTGCCCCAGTTGGCGTCGATCATCATCTGGCTGATCCGCATGGCCGTGCCGTCCTCGCGCGGCCAGTCCCGGCCGATCAGCGTCTGCGTGACGTGCTCGAGGCCGGCTGACAGCGCCGCCTCGAAGCCGGCCCCGCCGGCCGCCGCGGCCAGCGTCCGCTTGGCGCTGCCCGCCTCGAAAAACGTCACGCCCTGGTCCGGGTAGACGCCGTAGCTCACGACGTGCCCGCCGAACGTGTCCGACCACGAGGCCACGAGCCAGAACAGCACCCGGTCCTGGACGTCGACAAACGCCGTGAGCCGGTGGTGGTTGGCCGGCACCGTGCCGCGCGGGACGTTGGTCACCCGGGCCGCCAGGGCCCGCTTGTCGAGCTTGTCGCTCTCGACGTGGTCGGCCAGCGGCTGGTTCTGGTACTCAGCGAAGAACGCGGCATCACCACGGTCGATCCGCAGGTTCCAGGCGTGCTGGATCGCCGACAGCTCGTCACTGTTGTGCCGCTCGGGCCAGGCCACCCGGCTGCCGGCGTCCATGGCCTCGCGCCGCTCGGCGTAGAAAGCGTCGGCCTCGCCTGTGCCCGTGCCGTTTCGCTGGCCGCTGCGGCGCAGCTCGCCGTACTCCAGCCACAGATCCTCGGCCGTGGGCCAGTCGTACACCAGCTGCGACCGCTCGCCCTGCCACGCCGGGTGGCGGGTGCGGTCCAGCAGCCGGTCGGCCAGGTCGTCGTTGCGGATGACGGTGATCGTGGTCAGGCCGGCGATCTTCGACCCGGGGCCGGCCAGGCCCAGGATCGCCCCCGACAGGATCTTCTCCCGGGTGGCACACTGCGACGGGCTCGCCGCCGATTCGTCGGTCTGCGGGTCGTCGATCAGGACCAGGCTCGGCCGGATGCTCGACCCGTCGGGCCGGGTGTGCTTCAGGCCGCGGATGCGGCCGGTGATGCCGGCGACCCGGACGCAGGCCCCGGCGGACACGCTGCCCTTGATCCACGGGAGCGTGATCTGGTCGGCGGCCCATTGCATCTCGGTGGGCACGCCCTGGTAGGTCTGGCCCTTGGCCCGCTGGGCGATCCGGTCGAGGCACCGCACCGGATAGCAGGCCTCCGGGAAGTCCTCGAGCAGCGCGTCGTTGTTCTCGATCTGGGCCTTCAGGCTGTCGGCCATGGCCGAGGCGATGTTCTGGTCGGCACCCACCAGGACGATGAACTGCCGGTGGCCGTAGAGCATGGCCCACAGGCAGGCCGCCTCCGACAGCGTCGTCTTGCCCGAGCCGCGCGGCATCGCAAAGGCGAACAGCTCGCCCCGCAGGACCGCACCCTCGATCTTGCCGATGGCCGTCAGGTGATCCGGCGACCACGCCAGCGGGAACAGGTCCGGCAGGTAGGTCTCGCAGAACGCGCGGAACGCCAGCCGGCACGACTCCCGCCGCTTCGGATCGGCGACCGGCGGCATCTCGCCGATCTCGCGCCCCTCGGCAGACTGCACACGTTTCGCGCTGGCGGCGCGTTTCTTGTGCCGCTCGTAGGCTGCGGTGGCCGCCTTGCTGGTGGTCATAAAACCGGCGTTTTTCCCGGGGAATAACCCTGTATCAACAGTCGGCTGCTCGCGGCTTGA